CCTTACGCTTTTATTGCTTTTTGTAAATGTAAAGGTAAATTTTTTTGTTTTTCTGTTAACTTGCCTGTTTTAGCTTTTACCATGCCCGTCATTTTATAATTTTTATGACCACCACCGATTGCCATACCACCTGACATTCTTTTTGTCATCATTTTTTTAGGGTCTGGTTTATACTCTTTACCATCTTTGGTAAAAAAAATTTGTTTTACTTTTGGTTTTTTTAATTTGTCTTTACTCATTACTTTACTCCTTCAAATTTTCCTCCCTTAACAGCGATACCCATACCACCGCAAGAGAAATTGGTTATTCTATTTTTAGCCACAGCTTTTGCAGCTTTATCCTGTTTGTCACCTTTGACAGAATCCGTTGCTTCTTTTAATGCTTTTAAGTAAGCTTTATATTCAGTTGCTTCATCCATTACCTTAGTAAATCTCCGTAATATCCTGATAAATTTTTATTTGATAATTCTATTCCGCCTGAATCATGTTTAATAAATTTACCTTGGTAAGCTGCTGTGTATTTTAGTTTACCCTTTTTATCATAATCAGAAATTGGATTCTGGATATCTATTAATTCTTTTCGTCTTTTGTCTTTATCACCGGAAATAGCTTTCTGTTTTTTCTTTGGTTTTTCTGCGTGAAGTCCAACATTAGCTTTCTTAACACAGTTAGGAACTTTTCTTCCACCTTTGGATTTCATTCCAATCATTTCATACCCTTCCCAACAAGGTCCTTTTTTAGCCATTTAAATCTCCTTTTGTGCCGCGGCATTCAGAGTGTATAACTTCTGCTTTTTGCGGTTATATAACTTCTTTGATTGTACCACCTTAGGGCTAAACAGTAAACGTCTTTGCAAGAGGGTTCTTGCGACCGGATTTCTTTTCTTTATAGACTTTTCCATGTGTTTTTGCGATTGCTTTGTCAAATTTCTTTTTATCAGAAGATCCTAAACCAGGTTCTAATTGTCTTGCCATTTGTGCTCTTGTTATTGCCATTATGTTAAATCCTTAGCCTTTCCTATTATGGGTTTATATTTAGTTTTACCTTCTGATTTATATGCGTGCATAAATTGTTCACGTCTTCCTTCAGGTATCCAACTACAATGTATCCATCCCGAATTGGGTTCGCCGGGCGTGTAGAACTCGAGAATCAATTGATCTGTCTCAAGATTCATTTTAATCCAATCAGCGACCTCAGCATTATCAACTCCAACACATTCGAAGTCTGCCGCTTCAGCTTTTGCATGTTGGCTGTTTCGACTTGATCCTATAGCAAGACACAAATCTTCTGAACGGAATCCACTTGTCACCTTAACTCTACCAAAATGATCTCGTACTGGCTGTAAAATATTTTCACATAAAGCTTTTAACTTTTCTATTTGACCTGAGTTAGGATTGTTATTGATACCTTTACGTATAGCAGTATCTGACTTAATAAGCTCCTGTAAGGAGAAATTTCGGGAAAGATTCATATTTAATATTTTATCTTTTTATTATTAGTTATGTCAATAGAGTGAACATCAGGGTGACCATCCTGTTGTTCTTTTCCTAATTTTCCATCCATAAAAAAACTAGATCCAACTACAATTCTCTCTTCTTCGTTATTTGGTTGCGATTCATGGTGTATATGACCAGGGAAAAAAACAATATCCCCTGAGTCTAATCGTGTCGTCCATGATGCTGAGTTATATATGTTGTAAGACTTAATATCATATTTAAAAAAAAATCCTTCTTGTATTCTAGATCGTGCAAGATTGAAAGTTAGACCTGTATTAGTTGCTTTAGCATAATAAACAGAACTTATAATGTGATTAGGGTGTGGATGATTAGGGTGATAAGAATTTTCTACTTGTATGGTTGACCAGCTTTGACAAAAAGAAAATTTGTTACCCACTTCCATAACATTAGATACATAATCATCTAATGTTTTTTTAATATAATTTTTTAATTTGTTTAATTTTTTTAATTGTAAAATATCTGTATTTTTTGATATTCTCAATCCATTTACTCTTGAATGATTCAAATACTCTTGATCTTTTAAAAATCTTAATTCTTTTTCACTTAAAATAAATCCAGATTTGTAAACACAAATAGGATAACCTGCAAAGGGTATTACACGTTTATTATTCATTGTTAATTCTTAGCAAAATCAAAAAAATTGTAAACCTTTATTTTGATTCTATAACTATCTTATCAATACTTTCACTACCATCAATATTTATTGACATGTATGCTTCGACTTCACCACACATTAATTGTTTATTATCCATATTCATATTACGCGTTGCTTCACGTTTCATCTTTAAACATGTTCCCATAGATTCTTGAACTCTGTGTTCAACAAGCTGTCCATTTAAGAATAAACACAAAGCTATTACTATTTTTGTCATTCATGTGCTCCATTACCGTTGCTGAACTTAATGTCCCTTGTTGAATCTTTTAGTTTCTCTATGTCTTTTTTTAATTTTTCTATTTCTTTTTCATGAGCTTTTAACATCACCCCTGTATGAACATTGTCTTCTAATTGTTTTTGCATCTTCTCTATTTGAGTTGCCTGCCATTCAAGGATCATGAACTGCTCTTGGTCGATGGGTTTTTGAACCGATGCTTCCAATAAGTCTTTTTCAAATAATTGATTCTTCGTTTCTAATTGATTTAATCTTTCGATCACGCCAAATGCAAACCATGCACCAATCACGATTGTTCCAATCAGACTAATTAAGTTACGTAATGGAAGACCGATTGAAGTGTTTTCTGAAATTTTTACTGACATGACAGGCACTCATCAGAACCAGAATCTAATTCAGCTAATGCTTCCTCTTTGCAATCTTGACTACAAAATTGATCCAATTCGTCTTTTGGTTGAAACTCTTTTTTACACTGATTACACTTCTTCATCTCTTTTTACCTTTTTTCTTTTTGAATATTATACTATCAATCTTCTCAAAGATCGCATCTATAGTTCCAAAAAAACTGTACATCCATCTATCAAACATTATATTTTCTGTAATCTAGGATCGTTTGATAAGATATTTTTTTCAGCTTTAGGTCTTGCGACAGAATCTTTGCTTCTCTTTCTTAATTGAGCTAAAGCAGATTCTTTTTTCCTTTTTTCGTCAAATTCTTTTTTTAAGTCTCTTAATAAATTCATAATTAATCCTTTTTTTCTTTAACATTATAAAACATTTTGTTACTATCGTCAGTAAGCCAGTCTTTATTTTCGACATTCCATTTTGTAGTTTGGACTTCATAATCTGGTACCCTGTTACCAACAGTGTAGTTAGGAGCATCCCACAAAATACGATTATTAGGCTGAGCTGCATAATTACCGTTATCAAGAGCCAATATATGTGCACACTTATGTTCAGCAGGAATTTCAGAATGTTCTGTATCCAAAATATTACTTTCGGGGTGACCCCAATCAATGGTAAATAAATATTCGAATGGATAATTTTTTTTATCTTTTCCATAATATTTTCCTCGTTTTCCTCTTAGAAAACTAAAGCAATGCACACTAGGATAATAACTAAAACTATTCCACAATTGTAACTGGTCGATCGGCAAATCTGGCACCTCGGCTCTATCATAACGTTCTTGGAAAAACGCTGAGATAGGCAAACGCCAAAAGCACGCACCATTTGGTAGCATGATATTAAATAAGAGAGCACGGTCTGTGATAGACGTGACACTGAAGATACAACAATCTTCACTTTCTCCTTGATGTTTTGATAAATCATATAAATACTCCTTTCTAATTTTACAGTATATTGGTGGTATGTCTGCATTCAAATAAGCCATTTAGCATTTCCACCTTCTCCTTGCAGCACATATTCTTTTATCTGGAGTTTTACTACAATTAACATTATGCATTTTCATTTGACCTGCTGATCTTGCACAATATGACTTACGTCTTTTTGCAGCCTTACTTCCTTTTTTAACTTTACCTGTGACTGCTGTTTTTAATTTAGACCCAGGGTTTTTTCTTCTGTATGCAAGAACACCTGCTCTTGTCATTCCAGCACCTGATTTTGTAGATCTAAAATTCTTTTTGTTACGCGCAGGCATTCCACCGTTAGCGAAACCGTCGATCTCTATACCTAAGTCAGCATAGTAATCCATGCTTTACCTTATGATGTTAATCCAGGCGCTGAGTATTTGTCAGTAAGTAATGTGTAAGCAGCTACGTTTGTTTTTGTTTTACAAAAAATACCTTTTGGAAAAGGTATACCATCTTCTGGAAAAGAAAAGTTAATTACATCTCCATTGGGACAATCCGCAATAAATAAAGTTTGACCTGAATTTGAAGTTGTAGTCAATTCTAAAACACCTGCTCCGACACCGTCATTAGCAACAATGATTCCTCTCAATCTGATTGGACCTTCAATGATTGCAGTAGCGCCTGCTGCGGCTGTTGATCTTGTAGCTTGTATATCGCTTTTGTATCCCATAATAAATCCTATTATAAACTTTAAATACAGGGGCGTAAAGTACGCCCCTGTAATATGTATTTTATTACGCTCCTGGAGAACCGAAGATTCCTCTAGGGTCAGACCAACCGAAGCTGTATCTTTCTCTAGCTTTGAATCTAACGTTACCAGTGTCGAAATCTCCTTCAATCGCTGTTTTAATTGGCGATCTTACGAAGTTTTTCAAACCGTTAGGCGCATCAGTCATAATGAAGAATGCATCAGTATCAGTCAAGAAATGGTTAACTCTGTAACCTTCTGGAATCATACCCATGTTCATCATCGCGTTGATGTCGTTTTTCGCAAACGCAGATGATCCACCTGGAGTTGTAGATAAAGGTGATTTCATGATTCTCTCAGCAGTAAATTGTAATTCTTTTGGAATTATCATTTTTCTACCTTGTAGAGCGATCTTTAATCCTCTTTCGTCTACGAACGCCGCGATGTCAATCAACGCTTGTTCTAACGAAGTTTCTGACAAATCAGAAGCAGTAGAAAGTTCATTTCTGAAAGTTCCACCATTTGCTAAAGGGTGATCAGTAGTCATAAGTGCTTTACCGTCACCACCATTGTATGAACCACCGGTGTCAAAACCGTTGTTCAAAATGTTAGCAGCTGTGATTTGTTTAGATTGCGCCATTGATCTTGCAAGAGCTCTTGTGTATCTGCCTGCTAATCTGTCGTATAAGTTATCTTCGATAGCCTCTTCTGTAATCGCAAATCCTAGCGCCACAGTATTGTGAGTGTATCTTGATGTATACGCTTCAGTAGCTTGGTCCATAGTGACCATAGCACCTTCTGCTTTAGTAGCAGCAGTGCCGAAGCCAGATAACATTACTTCTTCTTCAAACGCTCTGTCTGAAGATTCTGAAGCAAAGATCTCTGCATGTTCATTGTCGTATCTGTTGTATTCCAGGCCAAATAGTGCATTCAAACCTGGCTCTAGTTCTTTAACTAGTTGTGATCTTGATATAGCCATAATTTATAATCTCCTATTATTATAAGCCTGTGCCTTGATCGTAGAAATGGTTATTAATTCTAACCAATACATCCACGTTCACGCTTCCAGCAGTGTCGTTTTGCGTGTCTTGCGAAACGTCAATTGCTTGAAGAACAGTTCCACTTGTAGTAATACCAGATACACTGTAGTCCATTTGAACTTCAGAAATACCAGTTAAAGTGTTACCTGTTGCGTTTGTTATTGCAAAGTTTTTGAAGATATCCGCTGCCGCGAATGCTCCATCAGAATCTACTGAATAAACTACATGCGGGTCATCGATAACAGTAGCGACGATGTCACTAGCATTAACAGTTCCTGGATAATAGTTTTTCCAAGTAGGCTTCTGAGTAGTAGGGTCAGTGTAGAACACTCCGTTAAAAACACCCACAACAAGATCAGAAGTATTTGCAACAGCTCTTTCGATTCCACCACCAGCAACAGGTTTTACCATGTCACCTTGATAAATTGGTGTTCCGTAGTTCGCTGCAATTCTGTATCTGTTTTGCGCGTTAATAAATGGAGAGCCATCTAACTTTCTTACTGGTCTTAGACCATATTTTTCAGCTACATTAGCCATAGTTGTTTTCTCCTTTATTGTTTAACATTTACTTGTAGTGGTGATTACCAAAAAATTATTTGTTTCCTCCACCAAAAGTTACGCGAGATTGTCTACTAATATTAATAGGCATCTCAGGTCGTTGTTCCTTCATGACATCGTTGTCCACCGCGGTAACTCTATCTTGAGTAATTCTTTTGAAATACTCAGCACGGCTTTTTGCGATCTCTTCAGGTATCCTTCCCAACACAAGGCCAGCAACCCCGATGAGTCCTGCGTAAGTTCCCTGAGCAATGACTGGATAAGCATGATCACCTAATTGATTTTTAATCTCTTCGGCTCTCACAAATTCCCAACCTTCTCTCATTGATTTTTAATCTCTTCGGCTCTCACAAATTCCCAACCTTCTCTCATTTTCTTAGATACGTTAGCCGTATCTTGGAAACCCATACTTTCGGTTCTGATCCATCTATGAACATAACCGTCTGGCGCAGGTGGTGCATCCAGAGATGATGGTGGCGTCCAAGGTTTTAACCTTGTTTCTTTTTTTTCTTCAGACGCGCGTGAAGTTCTTTTTACATTGTCGCTCATTCTATACCTCCTTCACGAATTTAGCGTATTCTTCTAGTGGCACCCCTAATTTTTTGGCAATCGCCACCTGTGATTTGGTGAGTCTCACAGATCTACGTCCCTGCTGAGTTCTACCAGCAGAAGCAACCTTTTGGACGGGTCTTCGTTGCTCTTGAGTAGCAAAACGATGAGGGAAATTATCCTTCATACGTTTGTCTATCTCATTATAGTACTCATCACTTTCTACATCAACACCCATGCCCACTAGATCTTCGTGCACAGTCATTGCTGCATTTGTCATGATTTTATCGTTGCCAAACCAAGCATTTTTAGATGCCCAATCCTTCGCTCTAATACTAGGCTCAGATTGTTCAATTTGTTGTTGGGTTGGCTCCTCTTTCGGTGCGTTTTTTTGCTCTTCAAGCTGTTTCAATCTAGCTTCTCTATCAGCCATCTTGATTCTAGCTTTTTCTTTCTCAACAGTTAATTGAGTTAACTCGTCATTAGCCTGCATGATTGCTTCCGCATCATTAGACTCTATAGCGTCCTTTAACTTCTTCTTAACTTGTTCTCTTTGAGAATCAACTCTCGCATCAAACTCTTTCAGATATTTTTCATCTGTAGAATCATATTTAGTTTGAGTATCGTCGTACTTTTTCTGTAAACCTTTAGCAAAATCTAAAGCAGCTTGTTCTCTTCTTTCAGCTTCTCTAAATTTTCTAGTAAGTTTATCTATTCTTTTTTTAACAGATTCAGAAACCTCAGTTAAATCTTCAGGTTCTGATTCTTTTTGTGTTTCTTGTTTTGGTTCTTCTTGAACCTCTTCGACAGCAACCTCCTCTTTAGGTTGGTCGTTGTCATGCTCAGTATAACCTAAATCAACTTCACCAGCATTTAAGTTTGGTTCTTTTGATTCTTCTTTAGTGTCCTCAATTTTAACGTCAGTCTCTTTGACATCGTCAGTATCGAGTTCAACCTCAGGTTGTGTCTTAGCATATTCTTGTGCATCAGCCATGATGTGTCCTCCTTAGTATAAATGCAGAATATCTTCTGGTTTTGCTATTGTTGCGATGATTTCATCATCGTTCAAAATACGGTGTTCACCATATTTTGTTTTGAATCTAGAACCGGCATATCTACCGTAGATTACGAATTGACCCTTCTTACACCAAGGACCCTTTGGAAATTTTTCATTATCCTGATAACAAAGATCACCCATCTCAACAACAAGACCAACTACGGTTGTCATTTGAATAGTGTCATTCACTGTATCAGTAAGAATAATTCCACCTTTAGTTTTTTTCGGACCTGCGTAAGGTCTAACTAAAAGTCTGTATCCAACTGGTTTAGGTATAATGCTTAGATATTTTTTAATACCCTCTGGATCAGTGGGTATGGCATTTTCTTTTGATTCTGGTGGTACCTCACCATTTTTCTTGACTCCAACAATAGTGGAATCAGGTGTTATTATCGTCATCGACATTCTCCTCGTTTCTCTGCAGGTCTTTAAGATCCTGTAGCAGCGTTTCTAAAGCGCTGAGTTTCCCTTTAGAATACTTGAGGTTGTCGATTGTGTCTATACC